TTGCAACTACCTCTGACGGTATGAGCATACGCATCAGCAAGTACTCATCAGGTGATGCTAACAGCCAGAAGATTCGTTTCGACCTTCTGCCTGCTTACGCATGTTTCAACCCGATGATGGCCGGTCAAGGCTTTGGCGTATAAGTGAGCAGGGGGGTTTCGACCCCCCTAATCCTTCATGGCTACTAAACCTCCAAAAAGCACCAAAGACACTCGGCTTGTAAAGGCTGGGGTTGAGGGCTACAACAAACCAAAACGCACTCCTAACCATCCTACAAAGTCACACGTTGTTGTGGCAAAAAGTGGTGATGAGGTCAAGACCATACGCTTTGGTCAACAAGGCGTAAGTGGTTCACCAAAGAAAGAAGGTGAATCTGACGCAGACAAAGCGCGTAGAAAGTCCTTCATGGCGCGTCATCGTGCTAACATTGACAAAGGCAAAATGTCAGCGGCTTACTGGTCGCAAAAGGTAAAATGGACATGAGTACAAGCATCTGGATTAAGCCAAGCGGCACAGAGGTCACTGTAGACACAGCAAGCTATGCTGTTGCTGCAAGTCTGGGCTGGAAACCAAAAGAAGACAAAGCTGAAGTAGTAGCAGAGAAGAAGAAGGGCAGACCTAAGTCAAAAGCAGAGGTGTGACATGAAAGGCTTATACGCAAACATTGCAGCAAAGCGCAAACGAATTAAAGAAGGCTCGAAAGAGAAGATGCGTAAGCCTGGCACTGCTGGCGCGCCCACTGCGAAGGCATTTAAACAAGCGGCTAAGACTGCTCAACCAAGGTTTGAATAATCATGGCGACTGTTGCTCAGGTAGCTAAGGCATCACTGCAATCGATTCTGGTGCAGGCATCAGAGGCCCCGCTAGAGGCTGATGAGTATCAGGATTTTATCTTTGCTATGAACAATTACATGAACTCACTGGCAGCTAAGGGTGTGAACCTTGGGTATACTGCTGTAAGCAATATTGCTGATGAGGTTACTGTTCCTCCAGGCGCACTGACTGGAATTATTGCTAACATGGCAATACAGTCTGTTCCGTACTACGGGGGTGTTGTAACGCCTGAGCTTGCCCTAACTGCGCGTGAGGGTATGCAGGCAATGCGTCATCTCGGTCAGATCATCATTCCAACTCGCCTACCAAATACTTTGCCTGTTGGCTCTGGCAACGAGGACAATCAGTTCGGTAACGGTCTGCACTTCTACGCAGAGAGCGAACCGACAATCCTTACAGAAGTTAATGGCTCGATTGCACTAGAGGTATCAACAAATGATTGAGCGCAGTTATGGTGTAAGACAGTCTGAGTTTGTCGTACAGACAAGCATTCTGGCGGGATCGTCATTCGGCTTCTTTAACAACGGCTACAACTACCAAATAACCTACGCCAATTTTCTTAATGGTTTAGGCGTGACTGGCACGATTGCACAGGTCGGTGATGTTACTGGTGTGCCTGTTCTTGACATATCCGGTGTGAATAACTACATCCGTAACCTTGAGGAAGGCTCAGGCATATCACTGAACCTAAGCGCAGAGGACGGAATTGAGATCGCGCACAACTTTACTATTGACTCGGTTGGTGAGCCAATCGTGCAAAACGGTGGTGCGGCCAGTCCTACATTTGTGTCCATCGAGGGCGGTGACGGCATTGCGGTAGAAACAACGGGTACACGGGTTGTCATCTCATCAACAGAGACGTTGAGCTTTGCAACGGTCACAATGACTGGTAACGCAACGGCCACAACGATTGCCTCAACAGCCACACCAGTAAAGGCTGCTGGAACATTTGTTGTTGGTGATGTGTCCACAGGCTTTACAGCAACCACTACTGGACGAATTACGCACACTGGCGCAACAAGTCGGCATATTGTTAACGCACTGGCAACCCTTGATACATCTAGCGGCAGCAATCACAAAATATCGTTGTTTATTGCAAAGAACGGAACGGTTATATCAACCAAGATGACCGACACAATCTCTGCTGGTGCGCCTAGAGCCTTGGCTACCTTTATAAACCTTGTGTTAAATCAGAACGATTACCTTGAGGTGTTTGTTAGAAACGAGTCAACAACAGACAGTGTCATTGCAGTGAACGTACAGTTGAGTGTTCTCTAATGCCAGCCCTACCCATCACCAATGGGTTCTACACTAGCCCATCCTTGCCACTGAGCGCACAAGAGTGCTTGAACTGGTATCCAAACATCAGCGAGGCTCCTGCACTTAGCCCTGAGAATCTGTTTGGCACACCAGGGCTGGTTGAGTTGATATCCTCTGGTGAGATCAATAACCAGAACCGTGGTATGCATGAGATGGCTAACATCCCTTATGCTGTCAACGGCAATGTGCTTTACAAGATTGTTGAAACAGTTGTTGCAGGTGTCGCGAGTTACAGCTTGGTAAGTCTGGGGACGGTATCTGGTACTAAACGAGTATCGATGGCTGACAACGGCACACAGTTGATGGTGTTAGTGCCAGGCGGTGACGGCTACATCTACAACCATGTTACCGATGTGTTTGCCCAGATTACAGACACTGACTTTGATGCTAACGGTAACCCGCAGTTTGTGGTCTTTGTTGACTCCTACTTTGTCTGCACAACTGACACCAAGAAGTTTATCTGCTCTGCACCTAATGACGGCTTGAGTTATAACGCTCTGGACTTTGGTACTGCTGAGTCTGATCCAGATGTAACTGTTGCGCCCATTGTATTTAAGAACCAGTTGTTCATCAGTGGATCACAAACCTTTGAGGCTTTCCAAAACGTGGGAGGAACAGATTTTCCTTTTCAACGAACTGGCTTGTATCTTCAAAAGGGTGTTTATGCGCCCTACTCTCTAATTAACGCTCAGGATACATTTGTCTGGGTCGGTGGCGGTGAGAACGAAGGGCCATCAATCTGGGCGCTGTCGGGCAATGATTCAGCAAAAATTAGCAGTACGCCAATAGACAACCTGTTGCAGAAGTTAACTCAGGCACAGCTTGAATCAATCTATGCGTGGGCGTACTCACAGAATGGTGCATACTTTATCGGGTTCACTCTGCCAACAACAACGCTGGTCTTTGACATCACTTCCAAGCGTTGGCATGAGAGACGATCACTGCTAGAGGGTGAGCTGAGTCGATGCCGAGTTACTGCCATCTGCAAGGCGTACAATCAGATTCTGTGTGGTGACTTTGTTGACGGCAAGATCGGTCGCATTGATCCACTGGTTTACACTGAGTACGGCTTCACGCTGATCAGACGAGTGGCTACCCAGCCCTTTCAAAACAACTTGAAGTCAATCTTTGTTCCTTCCTTAGAGTTAACAGTTGAGTCGGGTGTTGGAAATGATGCTGTAGAAGACCCTGTGATCACGTTAGAGCGAAGCAGAGACGGTAAGACATGGGCTGATACGCGCACACGCTCAATTGGCAAGGTGGGCGAGTTTAATCGAAGAGCCATATGGCGAAGATGCGGCAGGGTGTCACGCTTTGAAATATTCAGGTTCACTTTGACTGACGCTGTTAAGCCTGTGATCCTACAGCTTAACGCAGAGATTATCGGCGGCACGAAATGAAGTCACCTTTACTGAATGCCGGCCAACCTATTGTTGATGACTCTGGTAAAATGGCACAAGCGTTTAGGTCTTGGACACTGGAAGCATCATTGAGCATTCCTATTGTCGGCACAGGATCGCCAGAGGGCGTGGTAGATGCCAGACAGTTCCAGTTGTACATTGATTCGACCGGCACTGCTGGAGCAATTGAGTATCGTAAGATGTTATCTGAGATCGGCGGTGACAGGACACAAGGATGGATATTGGTTTGATTAAAAACGCAGAACAATCAGACATCAAAGAAATTATAGGGCTTGCCAGAAAGTTCCATGCAGTATCAGGTTATGAAAAAATAGAATTTGACGATGAGACTGTTGAGAACATATTAAGCGCATCAATTGACCAGGGCTTGTGTCCGATTGGCGTAGTCGAAGGAAAGATAGTTGGCTTTCTTGCTGGCCTTTGTTCTCCGGCCATTCTAAATGCAAACGTAATGGTTGGAACTGAAATTGCTTGGTGGGTAGAGCCTGAATACAGGGGCAAGAGAATTGCAGTTCAATTGCTGTTACAAGCAGAAGAAAATGCAAGAGCTAAAGGTTTATACTTCTGGTCTATGATGTGTTTGGAAAAGCTAAACGCAGATGGTTTGGAAAACATATACGAACGATTAGGTTACGAGAAAGCCGAGCGAACTTACTTGAGGATTTTATAATGGCAGTAGCATCATCAACCGCAGCGTTAATCGGGGCTGGGATAGGCGCAGGCTCTAGTCTGTATGGCTCAAAGAAAAACCGCGATGAACAAAGACGCGCCACAACGCAAGCTAATGAGCGAGCTGATGCTCAGACGCAACGCGCATTGGTGAACCTGCAACCTGGCTACGAACAAGCCATGCAAAGCGAACGGCGTGGCTTCGGTCAGGCTAATCGTATTAATCAGGAGGCTCTGGAACGAGCCATGATGATGCGCCGTGATGTCTTCATGCCGCAGATGCAGGCTTATGAGGGCGGCAACCTTGCAGCACAGGAGGCTAACCTTGCCTCACTACCGGCAATGAGGGCTGCGATACTAGGTGGCAAGATGCCTGCGCCAATGCAGGCCAGATCACTACCGATTAACCAAACAGCACTTGAAGGTCTGATGAACCCAACGGCTCAACAGTTCCAGCAGCGACCTGCTAGGCAATCTGGTCAGAACCTTGCTGGCATGGGTATGCAAGGCGGTCGCATGGGTCAAAAGATGCTTGGATCAATGGGCATGGGTCGAAGAGAAATGGGCATGAATCAACCTATGAATCAGCCGATGAATCAGCCAATGAATAACAGGCCAATGACTGAAGAAGAATACATGCAACAGGCAATGTACGAGCAGCGGCCTACAATGCAATTTGAAAGATCGCGTTACGAGATGCCTTGATCCATTAAGCAAACAATTTAAGAGTAAGCATTATGGCTATGACTGACCAACAAGTTCAGGATGCAATTAACACAGCTTACGCACAGTTTGGCGGCGCAGGGTTTGAGGCGCATCGTGCCATTGCTCGGTTCATGGAGCAAAACAATGTGCCTGTTGGACAGGTTGCTCGATTAACTGGGTTTACTCCGCAGCAAGTGCAGGCTGAGTTTGCAGCGCAGACCTCTCCGCAGGCCAAGCAGGAGCAGGTTCAGGAGTTCTTTCAGGGCAACCCTAACGCCACTGATCAACAAATATTCCAGTACATGCAACAGAACAACCTATCGCCTGATCAAGTAATCCAAACAATGGGTCTTGATTCTGGCAACTCAATGCGCCGATTTAGAGATCAACTTGTTAACACAGCGCAGCGTGGTCAGGTTACGCAGGAGCAGTTGCAGGCTTACTTTCAAAATAACCCTAATGCTACTGACGCAGAAATCTATGCAAACATGCAGGCGTTTGGCGTAACGCCACAGCAGGTTGGGCAGGCTCTTGGTATACCCTTGAGCGAAGTAACCAGACGATTTCGTGAGCAGCAGGTAGAACAGACTCCCACCGGCTTGATTGGCTTTGAGGAGGCTGCTGGACAGGGTCTGCGAGATGCAACGGCAACACTGCAAGGGGCAGAAACGACCTCACGCGGCGACATCAACGCTGCCATGCAAAACATTAACCAAATGCTCGGCCAGAACATTGAAGGCTTTCAGCAAGCCGGAACTCTGGCTGGTCAACAGGTTGGTACAGGCTTTGATCAGGGCATAGAGACTCTGAACCGTCTATACGGTATTAACATTGATGACTTGAGAGCAGCAGCAGATCAAGCGTCTCAACAAGTCAACACTGGCTTTGATGAGGCTAGAGGATACTTTCAACCCTTCCAGCAGGGCGGCGCACAGGCGTTCCAGCAGCAACTGGCGTTATCAGGTGCTTTGGGTCAGGACGCTTTCAAAGCAGCAAGACAGGAATCACCCTACGAGCAGTTCCTGTTTGACCAAGGTATGCGCTCAAACCTTGCTGGTGCTGCGGCCACTGGTGGGCTGGGTGGCGGTAACGTACAGCGAGAATTGCAACGCTTTGGTCAGGGTCTGGCATCTCAAGGTTTGCAGCAGCAGATATCTAATCTCAGCGGCTTGTCTGGCATGGGTATGCAAGGCTCTCAGGCGCTCTCAGGGCTTGCTACAGGCAGGGCTGGAGCTTTGGGCGACATAGGTATCAACACGGCTCAGAACATTGCTGCACAGCGCGGTACGCAGGCTCAAGGGGTCTCAGGCTTGCAGACTCAGCGAGGCGGTGCATTAGGCGACATAACCCTGAACACGATGGCTAACATTGCTGGTCAGCGTGGAAACATGGCTAACTTTGCAGGTCAGGCTGGCCTAAACTTGGCTAATCTAAGCCAAAGAACTGGTGAGGGTATTGCTGACTTGCAGTACGGTACTGGTCGAGATGTAGCGCAGCAGCGAGGCATGGCCGGTCAACTGCTTGCCAACCAGATTCAAGATGTCTACGGCAACCAGTCAAACCTGTTGCAGAATCTTGGAACCAATCAGTCAAACCTAATTGGCAACCAGGCATCCGATCTGATTAACCTGCAAAACGCAGCAGCATTACGGGCACAGCAGAATGCTATTAACTTGGGTGGCAGTATGTCTAACCTTCAGACTGGACTGGCAACAAATACCGCCAACCAAATATCAGGACAGCCATTGTATAACCAACAGCCTTTTGACTACGCAGGCATGTACGGTGACGCATTTAACGCTGCTGCTGGTGGCTACGACATTATGAATCAAGCCATGATGGGAAGACAGTCGCCAGCTCCGGTATCAAATAGCGTTCCATCGTATATAAAGCCAGCTAGCCGTGGCCCGTACAACCAAGACTTTGGAGGCTACGGTACGCCGTTAATAGGTATACCACCTACAGTTCCAAACTTTAGGAACTTGACACCAAACTTTAGGAACTTGACATAATGGCTATCACAATAGGTGACATGCTAGGCGGCATTGGTGCTGCGTTTGGCGGCACAGCACAGCAGTATTCTCAAGGCATACGTCAACGCGAACAGCAGATGACACAGCGTAAGCGTGAGGAGTTGCAGGCTCGTCAAATTGCAATGTATCAAGATGCTGGCGCGGCTGATCAGCTTCTGCAACAGCGAGACTTTGACGGCATCATTAACCTTGCTAACGACCGTTTAGAGATACTCCAGACATTTGGTGATGCTGATCCATCAGACACCATGCGTATCTTAGAAAACGCAATGGCAGCAAAGGCAGGTGATCCAATAGCTCTGAGAAACTTGTCATTAGAGCTAACGGGCGCTGTATCTGCTGGCAGGGCGATGGGCATACTGCCAAGTCCTGAAGTCAGTCAGCCAGAAGGTGTTGTTGTTGGTGGCAACTTAGTTGACAAGCGAACGGGCGACATACTGTATCAGTCTCCTCCGGCTGCTGAAACTTCTGAAGAGTATAGCCCTGGCATAACGCGATACAGGAATGGCGTGGCTGTCCAGTACAGCAGAACAGGGAAGAGACAGGTTATGGATGATCTTGGCAACATTCTTACCGGAGAGGCTGCAAGAGATGCCATACAGCGCGGTGTTGAATCTGGCGTAACTGAGCAGGGCGACATTGCTGCTGCAACAGTAAGAGGCCGTGAAATATCAACACGGGCGCAAGATGCAATAAACGCCGGTCTTGATGCTACAAAGCAGATACCTGTGTTAACTAACGCGCTTGGATTGTTAAATCAAGTAGATACAGGCGGCACAGCAGGGGTTGGAATAGCACTCAGAAGCTTTCTTGGGGTTGAGTCTGGTGACGAGGGTGAGTTGTCATATTTGCGAAAAACTAACGTATTGCAACAGCTTAGGCCAATCTTTGGCTCTGCATTTACGGCTTCTGAAGGCGAGCGACTACAAGCAATATCTGCTGACACATCCAGAAGCCTTGAGACAAACAGAAGGCTACTAAACGAGGCTTTAAGGATTGTTAAGAGGGCTTCAGAGCGCGGTCTTTCAAGAGCGCAATCAGCGGGTGATGAAGAAACGGTTCTTGAATTGGAAAACAGTTTAAGCCAGCTTTATCAGTATGAAGATTCTCTTCTGAACACAATGCCAGGCGGCGCTGGCGGCGGCAACCCAGACTTGCTAAATCGTGCAGATGCAATTGTTGGCGGGGGTGTCTAATAATGAGTGACGTAAACACATACGCTCAGTGGCTCATTAATAACCAAGACAAAAAAGGCACAGAGGATTACAACACTGTTGCTCAGGCGTATCAGCAATTACGGGGCAGTGCAGCAGCTCCCCAGCAAACAAGGGGTCAGCAGTTCCAACAGTCATTAGAGGCCAACCCTGTTACCAGTGCTTTGTATAGCATACCTGGCACACGGCCAGTGATGGAGTTTGGCAACGCTGCTGCGCGAGGTGTAACGCAAGGTGTTGACTTCATAACTGAGGGTCTAAATTACGCTCTTAGGCCAACTGGCGCACAAATCCCATCACTGCAAAGATCGCTTGAAGATGTTGGCGCACTGGCCCCACCGGCTGGGTACATGCAGCCTGGGCTTAGTCAGGAAATAGTCTCTGGCATAGGCGAGGCAATACCTGCTGTTGTTGGCGGTCAGGGATTAATCAGAGAGGCTTACCGAAGAACTGCTCCGCTTGTTCCTCAAATAGCCGGTACAGGAAGGCGAGTTGCTGGCTCGTTAGCAAGTACGACTCCAGCACAAGAAGCAATTGCAGCCACTGGCGCGGTAATCGGTAGCGAAATAGGTCAGGAGACTGGTCTGCCTGGCGCTGGTGTTGTTGGTGCGCTTGTTGGTGGCGGCGGTGCATTACCGTTAATCAGCGGCGTAACAAATGCATTCACAAACCTGACCGACTTTAACAATATGGCAAAAAGCCTAACAAGCGTCAGAACGGATATTGCGGCAGAGATGTTAGCCAACTCATTAAGATCGGCAGGCATGTCTCCGAGAGAGGCAATTGAGCAGTATCGAATGCTTGGGCCGAATGCATTGCCAGCAGACATTGATCAGGCATTCAGGGAAGTTCTTAGAGCATCGATGAACATTGATTCAGGAATCTCTGGCGCTGCAAGATCAAGCGTTAATCAGCGACAGCAGCAGTCCGGTCAAAGAATATCAGAGTCGTTAAATATCCTGAGTGCTGGCAGTGCTGATGAGTATCTGACAAACCTTGATACTACTTTAGGCCCACAAATAACGGCGCTCTATCAACAAGCAGCACAGCAGCCATTAGCACTATCAGGCAGACTGAGAACATTGCTTGAGGGCGACACATCACTAGGCAGGGCATTTGGAACTGCACAAGGTCGTGTGCTTGATCGCGTTGCACTCGGAGAGACTGCTGGAACCTTTGACTACATTGACGAGACCAAAAAGGTTTTGGATGACCAGATAAAATCATTGATGATTAATGGTAGGGCTAATGAGGCAGGAATCTTAATAAGGTTTAAGAATCAGATGGTGAAAGAGGCTGATGCTCAAATACCTGATTACGCTGATGCCAGAAATCTTTACGCAGGCAAAAAAGCAATTGAGGATGCCGCTGACTTTGGAAGAGAAATATTTAAAACAGAAAGTCGCGAGGTGTCCAGACTAGCTGACCCGCTTACATCACAGATGACGGCTCAAGAGCGTAACGCTTATGTGCTTGGAGCCAAAGACGCAATCATAGACAGAATTAACAACACGGGCATGAACCGAAATCAGGTAATGGCTTTGTTTGGCAAAAACGGTGACGCAGCAAAACTAGCTACCCTGTTTGATACGCCAGAGCAGGGAGAGCAGTTTTTAAACGCTTTGAAAAGAGAAGCCGAGTTTGCAATTACCCGTAATGCTGTAGTCGGTAACTCAAGCACTGTTGCACAGGCAAGCCAGTTAAGCGGTTTGGTGGGGCCAACGGGTATCAAAAGGTCAATAAATCAGGTGACTCAAATGCTTTTTGGCAACCCAGCGCAGCTATCAAACGAGGTCGCTGGTATAATAGACAACATGAATCAAGGCAGAAACACTGAGCTTTACAAGAGCGCACTAATTAAGGCAGGTGATATACTTCTGGCTTCAGGTATGGATGTAGCAAGACTTGAGGCTTTGCTGAAAAACGGCAGTATAAGTGTATTAAGAAACGAGCTTCAAAAAATTGTAGAGCCATCGTTTGCTAGGCGGTCAGCAGCATTGACTGGAGTAATGGCGCAACAAGCAACTGACATGCAGGAGTAACGCTGATGGCACGGTACGGCGATCTAGATACACAATACTTTGACGATGCTGGTGATCCACTGATCAACGGTAAAATATTCTTCTTTGAGACAGGCACAACAACGCCGAAGCCTACGTTTGCTGATGTTAACTTTACCATCCCTAATGCTCACCCTGTAATTCTGACGGCGGCTGGACGGCAACCTAACATCTTCTTCCAGGGCGTGGCTAAGGCTGTACTGGCAACCTCTGCTGGTGTGCAGATACTTGTTAGAGACCCTGTTGGCGAGACGGCATCGACCTTTGGTAACCCGTGGGTATCATCGAAGGACTACAACGCCAATGACGTTGTGCAGGGTTCTGACGGCAACTTCTATCGATCGCTGGTCAACGGCAACGTAAACAACAACCCTGTGACCACATCAGGTTCGTGGACGTTTCTGTACTCGGTTGAGTGGAGCGCAGGCACAACGTACAAAACCGGCTCAGTGGTTACATACGAGACCATTGTTTACCAATCACTACAGAATGCAAACCTGAATCAAAACCCGTCAACAGCAACTACGTTCTGGGTTCCGATACAGTTAGTGTGGAGCGCAACATCTGTCTACGCTCTGAATGCAAACGTGGTTGGAACTGACGGCATACTGTACACATCACTTCAGGCTGCTAACACTGGCAACATACCGGCCAGCTCACCATCGTTCTGGGTGGGAACATCTGCTGCTGCTGCGGCCTCTGCAACGGCTGCTCTTGCGTCCCAAGTGGCTGCTGCTACTAGCGCCTCGACTGCGACCACACAAGCCGGTTTAGCCTCTACAAGCGCGTCTACATCGACCACTCAGGCAGGTATTGCAACAACCCAAGCCGGTATCTCAACGACCCAAGCAGGCAATGCAAGCACCTCAGCAAGTGCAGCATCTACCAGTGCAGGTAACGCTGCGACATCTGCAAGCAATGCTGCTGCAACGTATGACCTGTTTGATGATAGATACCTGGGAGCCAAAGCGGCTGACCCAACGCTAGACAATGATGGCAATGCGCTTGTCACTGGTGCGATGTACTTCAACACGGTATCTAACACAACCAGGATATACAACGGGGCTAGTTGGCAAGATACTGCTGCTCTGGCTACAACGATTAACCTAGCTACTCAAGTCACGGGTACTCTACCTGTCGGCAACGGCGGCACAAGCCTAACAACGCTGACTCTGAACAACGTGATCTTGGGCAACGGCACATCAGCCCCGCTGTTTGTAGCACCCGGCTCAAGTGGTAACGTCCTGACCAGTAACGGTACAACGTGGCAATCAACAACCCCAGCAGCGAGTGGAGCCAGTAAAGGCCAAGCCATCGCTTTCTCGTTAATTTTTGGTTTGTAAGGAGATAGAACGTGGCTAACCCCAACATAGTTAACGTCACAACGATACTGGGCAACACCAGTACCACACTGATCAGCTCAACGGCTGATCCTTTTGCGACTGCGCT